TATGCTGCTACAGGAACTCCCAGATAAGTATTTTGTAATTGAATACAATAATATAATTGAGTATACCCGGTATTACCAGGAATTACTTTTGCACCTTCTTTAAAAAAATGCTGCCCAAATTTTTCAATTTGATTTTGGAGAATCGATTGTAAAGTAGTTAATTCTCTTGCCTGAACTGGATATCCAGGTTTAAATAACACCTTATGGTAGTCATCTACCGGATCAAAGTCATCAAAATATGGTGCTACATTGAGGTTCGTTTGCTGTGGCATAATTCTTTAGAACTGCAAAATAATTTTGATATCTTCTTTTTGGTTAGATGATCTAGTAATTGAAGGTCTGTTATCAACGTAAATAATATTTCCTGCATGTTTTTTAACCTCAGGACCTGCAATTCCACTTGTAAATGACTGACCAAGATAATATGTACGACTATTTATTACGGTTGTGATACCGGTAAAGTTCGCATCAATTTCCAAAATAGATCCAGTTGAGGGTGTAATTTGAATATTTCCTCCAGTATCTGGAGAAGATGTAAATTCAGTTACATTAAATCCATAGGTTGGGTTTGTAATTCCAATTCCCGCAGTTGTAAATCCAAAAGAAGTTTTATCCTGCCAATACTTAAGAACACCCGTCGTTTGATTGTAACTCACAACTCTACCAACAGCAGTTGATGCTGTCGCAACAGTTTGAGTAAATGTTGAGTCCGCATCAAAAAGAGCAGAACTATATCCAATTCCAGTCAACTTAATTGCATTAAGAACACTTGCTTTATCAGAGGTCAATACATTTCCAGTTGAAACTTCTGGATTTTCAATAACACCTACTCTTGCAATTTGGTTTCCCGTAATAAAATCAGGATTTTCGTTATCATTTTCAATTCTAGAATATAATAAAACATTGTATGCACCCAACTCTCTATAGATGTCTTTTCCATGGCCACCTTGAGGAGGCACAATAACATCAAATCTTGGAATTGTAGTTCCAGTGGGAACATTACCACTGGATAGATTTACACTCCCATAACTATAACTAGATCCTTGATTGGAAATAGTAACTCCACTAACCTTAGAATCTGCTCCAACTGTTATTGTACACTCTGCACCAGATCCATCACCTTCAATCGGAACTCTTGTATAAGTTGAGTTAGCAGTTCCAATACCAACTCCAGCATTAGTAACTGTTACGATTTTAATTGATCCATCCACAGCATTATCTCTAACAGGAGCATTATCTCCACTAGATCCCCAGTTAGCAGGAACTGGCATAAAATCTGTAGACTCAAATTTTACAACTTCATTTGCTTTGATAGTATAAAGATACTTCCAAATATATCCATCACCACTTGATCCAGCAGATCTTGGTTCTAAATCAGTGAATGTTGGTTCATCCAGAGAGGGTCTTCCATTTGGATTATCTGGATCAGTTCCGTTTTGTATGCAAATATAAACTCTAAAATCACTATTCAATACATAATAAAATGCGGAATACAAATTAGTTGCACCAGATACGGATGCAGTGTTACTAACACTGTAATCATGCCTATACATGTCATATGTTGTACCCGATGTCCAAGTCCTCTTAGGAATTACTTGTCTAACATCAGAAGAATTAATTTTCTTCACAGCGATCATTGTATCCCAATAATCATTTTCTTCAGAAAAATTATCTTTCGGTGCAGGAGGCGATGCATCCCAGTCACTTTGATAATCTGATGGATTTGGTAATCCGATAAAAGAATAATATGCATTGGAACTGGAACTAACTCCAGATACAAAATTTTTCGCATTCAAAATTCTAATTTGATCAGTTATAATTGCAGCCATTTTGTCCCAGTTTAATGGAGTTTTTTTTATTTATTAAACATTAAGTAGTGTAGTTCTTGAATTTCAATGGAGCAGATCTCTCTACTCTTGTCGATGTAGTAATTCCAAGAATGCCATTTTCAGTATATGCAGTGTAACTATTTAATCCTGCTCTTGATCCCAGTGTAATTTTGCCCCAACTATAATCACCATATCCAGCGACAGTTGATGTAGATTGTGTTCCAATACCACTAGTATTAAATTTTGGTTGGGTTACATTGGTAAATACCCTTTTACAAACAGTTGTTCCAATTCCAACACCAGCAGCATCTAAGCGAATTGTTCTGGTGATGTTTTTAGAGTGTGCAACAACATATACATTATCAACAAAAGATTTACCAACACCTGCAGTTCCACCAGATTGATTAAGTGATGTAATCGATGTTGTTATAGATCCAACATTAGAATTAGAAACAATGAAGAAATCTCCTTGCTCCAGTCCACTCAAGGTTACTGCTGTTCCAACTATGGATTCATCTCTTAATTTAGAATTAAATGGGATATGTAAGTCAAAGACGAATTGTGTAGTAAGTCCACTGGTTGTAGTGGTTCCAAATCCAACAATTATTCCAGAGTCACCTGCATAATCTGCAACCAAGTTCTCTTCTTCACTATAACTTGGTTCACTTATGAGAACAACAGGTGGATTTGTATTTGTATACCCAGTTCCAGCATTTGTAATAGTAATAGAAGAAATTGTTTCTCCTACGCCAATTACTGGATTCGCTGTTGCTGTTACAAATCCAACAGATGGAGATCCAACAGTAACTGTAGCAGTACTGTATCCAACACCACCATCAGATAGGACAATAGATAAAATAGTACCAGTACCACTTACAACAGCAGTTGCTGCTGCTCCAGAAGTCACTGCCTGAGTTGCAAACTTAAACTTATTCTGGAAGGTCAATGCAGTATCATTTTCGTTTTGTGCGTTAAAGACGGGTCTTAACCTATCAACATAGATTGTTGTAGATCCAATACCAACTGACTTAGTAATATATGCATATGGATGAATTTGTGGTTCATAAAGTTCTCTATCTTTCCCTACACGTTTTTCATTAATAAGTTTGTCTTCAGTTTGTCTACACCACTTAACCCTTCTTGATAGAGTTTCATCTTCAGTATTTCCTGGACCAAAATATGCAAATGTTTCAACTTGGTCTGTGGAATTAATATTAGTTACTGTTCTTGCCTCTTCTTGGAGATTAGCAGACTGTCCAGCAGTATTATCATATCCAAGAGTTAATGTATCTCCTACTTTAACAGTTTCAATAACCTCTCTAAAGATAACATCAGTGTCATCTCCGGTTCCTTTATAGAAAAGGATCTTACAACTATCACCTGTCTTTGGTGGTTCTGCAAATTTGATTACACTACCACCTGGGAATTCATAACCTTTACCTGGTTCTTGAAGAATATCATTAATAGTAACAATAAGAACTTTTTCAACATCAACCTTAGATCCTCTTGGAGATCTAATAGAAATTTGATTGCCTGCAAGGGAAAGATTAAAAGATCTAGTTGCTCCATCAAAAAGAACTGATGGATCATCAAGTGGTTGAAGAACACCAACACTCCATCCAGTAAACTCATCAGAGAATACTTTTTGAACTGTTAACTCAAAGTTTCTAAAGTTGCTAGTTGTTCCTGTTGTAGGAATTCCAGTAAGGCCACCAGTTGGAATAGTAAGAACCTCTCCCTCTTTATATCCAACACCTTTATTATTGATAGAGAAGTCAACTATACTAGAACCATTACCAACAACAATATCAACCGTTCCATTTAATCCAGAGTTTGCTGCACCAACATAATTAATAGGAATGTTTGTATACGACAATGGATCATCAACAAACAGAGACAGAGGTCTATTGACCTTACCACATCTATTGTAGAAGTGAGGACATGTTGAGATTCCAGTATTAACTACAAATGATGTGGGTGAAAGAACTGCTATAACTGAGGAACCTTCAGATGCAAAGTCATTTCCACTAGCAGACTTATTCTTCTTCCTCGGTGCATTGATAATTGCACCTTGGATTGTTCCACCACTCTGATAGAATGTTGGAACTGTAGATGGACCAGTGTTAACAACAAATTTGGTAGAATTGACAATTTCAATAACTGAAACTCCACAATATGCAGGATCAGTTGTTCTTGGATATGTGTGAGTAGAACCACCATTATCAATACCACAAGTGAATGCAATACCTGTTAGAACAACTCCCTTTCCTACTTGTAAGAGGTGTGGTGTTGCAGTGGTGATAGTAGTAACACCAGTCATATTATTATAATCAGCATCAGAAACATTAACAGGTGGTGCATATGTGCAGGTAAATGCGATACCAGATAACTGAATTGCTTCACCCTCAGATAATCCATGAGTAGTGGATGTAGTGACAGTTGTTATTCCTGTAATGGAACTATATCCAACATTAGTGATTGATTTTGCAGGATAGAACCTAGGAGTTGAGTTATTAGTTACAGAAATAGCAGTAGAGACGTTTCCATTAATAATAGTTGCAAATCCAACATGGTATACTGATGTTTCAATACCAACACTTGTAGAAGCAGCACTGACGTTAACAAATCCAATTGGAGGATTTGATACAATAACGCGAGTTCTGGTTCCTGTGGGAATTCCTACAGATAATGAATCATCTATATGGAATCTCACAAAGGTTGATGCAGATGATACAATAGTTCCAGAAATATAAGCGTCAGCAACTCTTCCAAATTGGATTTCGCAGTTAGACCCGGTATTCAATTGAGGGAGAAGATCAAGAACACTTCCTGTATTAGGGATAAACACGTTAGTAGAACCAATTCCTACGAACTCATTGGTATCAACAAGAAATTCATACTTTTCAGCAGCTCTATATCCAGATCCAGTATTACCAATTGCTACATCGGTAAGAACTCCCACATTAGTAACCTTAGCAGTTGCACCTGCAGAAACTAAAGGTTGATAACCAAATCCCTCTGTTGATCCAAGTGAAAGAAGAACACCGCCGACAGGTAATCCAGAAGTATTGGCATCTGTAATTGTAGATGAAGCCGTTCCAGTGAAAGCAATGGTTGTAATACCAGCTTTCTCGCCTAGTGTAAAGTCTCTACCAAGTCCAGGACCCTGCAGAATATCATTTACAAGAACGATTGCATTTCCAGTTGCAATTCCACTAATATCTGATGAACCAATAGAAGTTAGTGGGTATACTGCAGTATTGCCA